AGCAAGTTGCATAGTAGACAAGAGCGATAATGTATTTTTAATTAATGCATTAGGTGAATTTGAAAGATGTCTTGTTGTTGATAAAGCAAGAAATCACGACATAAAACCTAAGCCTGTATTCTTCTCTATGACAAGTGGTGAGAATGAAGTTTTAGAGTTTATAGTTGATACTGAAAAAGAGCCAAAAAGACCACTAAAAGAGCTGGTTTTAGAGCATTTTGTATCAGGAATGAATAGATCCCAATTGATGGCTCATTTTAGGAATAATGGTATGAATTTTACTAATGTTGAGCTTGATAAGGTTCTTGATAATATTCCTGATATCAATATTGAAAAAGGTCCAAATAATTCTAAAATCTATACAATGATTTAGTTATCCGGTTATTCCGTTGTTCATATATAGTAAATACGAATAACCAATTAATTTGCTAATTGGCTCAAGAAATTGAGCCTTTTTTTTTGCTTAAATTTGCTCGAAGTTCGAGCATATATTTACTACTATTGATAGTTGTTGATAGTTGTTAGTAGATGTTTATTTTTTTATTAGGCATACAAGCTTGTGTAAGGAAATCACTTTAGTGATTGGATGGAGCAAGTTTGTATCCTACCTAAACTCCCAAGGAGTTTAGGACAAGCAATACTTACCATCATGATATTTAACGCTACGCTATATCCTGATAGTAAGTATTGGTGTAATATTCAAAAAAAACTAATCCTAATAACAAAAAGAACTAAATATAGACAATATTGTTATAATAATACTATGGAAGATGATATTGACGATATGAATGATGATATTGAAGAAATTGGTATAGGTGAAAAAGTTATTCCTTATATAAAAATTCTTATATCAGTAGGAAGAGAAAACCACGATATGTTAACAATTCCTGAGATATCTAATTTGTTAACTCAAGATGGTGCAAGTCCTACTCAAAATATTAAAGATTTTTTAGACAAAGGTATGGTCAATATTTATGCTTGTGAGTATGACAAGGTGGCTAAGATAATATGAAAAAAAGGGATTTGTTGTTATGTTCTAAAACACAACAAGAGATTGCTGATGAGTTAGGTGTATCTCAGCCAATGGTATCTAAATGGTTTAGTGGTAGTGTGATACCAAGAATATCAACCATTTATAAAATATGTGAGGTTATAGACGTTGAATATTCTGAACTTGTAGATTATATTTATGCAAGAAATAGAAAACTGGTCGAGTTATCGAAGAAGCAGAAGAGATAGTAAAAAATATTTATCATCTCGTGAGGAAATCTTTTTAATAACTGAATGTTTGTATGGTGGAGAGACCAGAAGATTAATTGCCTTGGAAGAAATTATAAATATAAACAAGTCCATTGTTCATAACATAGCAAAAAATTATAGATGGAGTAATCTTCCTTATGAGGATATTGTTCAGTATGGTATAGAAGGATTGATTTGTGCAGTAGATAATTTTGATTTAGAAAAAGGCAACAAGTTCTCTACATATGCTACACATTATGTTTTAGGTCGTATTAGAAGAGCTATAGAGCAATACAATCACCTCATAAGAAAACCTGCATATGTTAATATTGCAGGTTTAAAAAATTTAGATGTTAGTGAAGAAATATCAGATGAGGAATTGATTAAATATTCAAAAGATAGATATTCAATAAGTCAATTGAAATTTGCAATATTAGCAAAAAGACAAAAAATAGTAGGTGAAGAAGAACTCCAATATGAGATTGTGCAAGTCCAAGATTACAATGAGATTTGCAATAAAAGCTTTGTAGAGCAAGTGTTACAAAACCTCAAAGAACGTGAAGTTTTGTGCATAAAAATGAGGTTTGGATTAGATGGACACGATCCTCATACATTTAGCGATATTGATAAGGTTTTAAAATGTGATAGTGAGCAAGTTGTTAGAAATGCTTTTACTAAACTAAGAGCTAAATATAGGTTTGAAGATTTGCTGGAGATATTCAGATGAAATTAGATGAAGAAGATTTGGAAGATGAAGATGAGTTTGACAGTATTGATGCAAGAATAAATGCTCTTAAAAAAACAGACAGAAAAGGTTTAAGATTATCTGCTGAGAAAAGAGCTGATGTTGTTGCTTATCTTATAGGTGGTGTATCTGCAACTAAAATAGCAAAAGAGACTGGAGTTGCAATAGCTACTATTTATAGGATTAAAAGACAATACGAAGAAGACCAATATCATGGTGCAATAAAAGATATAAATCAAAAGTTAGGTCAATATATTGCAGCATCATTAAAATATCATTTAGATGCATTAAATAATGTAGCAAAGGTAGCAAATGAGGAAGACTACATCAGATCTCAAAGCGGTAGAGAGCTTGCAGAGTTGCATAAGCAATTGGAACACTGGACAGTTTCAATTCTCTCAGCATCCAACACTCTCAACCAAATCTCCGAATACCACGCAGAAGCTGTCCAACTCCCAGCGAAAGCTAAAAAATAAATATCTTGAATTTATAAAAGATACAAGTCCTGATAGGTTCCAAGTTGAGATACCTCATATAGAATTAATTGCAGAAGCTCTTATGAAAGTTATGAGTGGAGAAGTTAAGAGACTTTGTATCAATATGCCTCCACGTCACGGTAAAAGTGAGCAAGTCACTATAAGATTTCCTGCATTTTTTATGGAGCATTTTACTGGTCAAAATGTAATGGTTGCAGGATATAACCAATCTATATCAAGACGTTTTAGTAGACGTACAAGGCAAATTGTTGAGGACAGAATAGGTCTTGATGAGAAGAACCAAAGTGTAGAAGAATGGCAAACAATTAACAATAACTATTATTATTGTGCAAGTACAAGCAACCCAAGAACAGGTATTGGTTTTAATTTAATTATATTGGATGACCTTGTGAAAAACAGAGAAGAAGCAAGTTCTAAAACACACAAGGAAAGAGTCAAAGATTTTTACAGGGAAGATTGTTACTCACGTTTAGAGCCTGATGGAGCTATTATCATTTGTAATACTCGATGGTCAGAAGATGACATTATTGCAGAAGCTTTAAGTACTGAACCTGAAGAATGGACAGTTATATCATTGCCAGCTCTTTGTGATGATCCAGAAAATGATTTATTAGGTAGAGATTTAGATCAGCCATTATGGGAAGCAAGATATGACACTCAAAAACTTTTAGAAATTAAAAAAGTTATGGGAGAGTTTGGTTTTGCTGCTCTTTATCAACAAAGACCTGTTCCTAAAGAAGGTGGTTTATTTAAAGCTGATAGATTAGTAATAGACAAACCTCCTAAAATGATAAGAAAAGTAAGAGCTTGGGATTTAGCTGCAAGTTCTGGAAAAGGTGACTATACAGTTGGTGTCTTAATGGGAGTAGATGAGCATCAAAACTACTGGATTTTAGACTTATATCGTGACAGAGTGTCTACAGATGTAAGAGATAAAAAAATGCTTCAGATTGCACAAATGGATGGAAATGAGACAAGAATAAGACTTGCTCAAGACCCAGGTAGTGCTGGTAAAAGTATGAAAGATTATTTTGTAAAGTTCTTTGCTGGATATCTTGTTATTGCTAAACCTGTATCTGGAAATAAAGAAGTTAGAGCTGAACCATTCGCGATACAAGTGAATGAGGGAAATGTATTATTAGCAAGAGGTGACTGGAACAAGGAATTTATAAATGAACTTGGAAACTTCCCTTATGGCAAATCGGATGATATCGTTGATGCTTGTTCTGATGCATTTGATGAGTTAGCAAAAGTAAGAATGAGAAGATTCTTTGCAGTGTGATAGGATAGATTATGAAACAATTAGGTAGACCTCCAGTAGATCCAGTTATTAGATTTAAATCTAAACTAAAAGAAATGGAAAGTGGATGTATTGAATTTACTGGTGGAAAAGATAATAATGGCTATGGTCATTTTTATATAAGTGAAAAAATAAATACTGTCAAAGCTCATAGATATTCTTATGAATTGCATTATGGAAAAATTGAAAATAATCTTTTAGTGTGTCATAAATGTGATAATCCTTCTTGTGTAAATCCTGAACATTTATTTCTTGGAACAAATAAAGAAAATATGCAAGATATGGTCAATAAAGGAAGAGCTGCTAAACATCAAGATACTCATCATAATGCAAAAATTAATTCAGAAATAGTTAAAGAGATTAGACAATATATTTCTTTAGGCTACAAGAATGTAGAAATAGCAAAAATTTATAATCTTGAACATAAGCATATTTCACTAATTAGAAACAACAAAAGATGGTCTTGGGTTTAGACCGTAAAATATTAGTAAGAACATTAGGAATTTAACATTATGGCATTTTATGATAATTGGTTTAAAAATATAGTTGCAAAAAGAGGTGATGAATTACCATTACCTCAAACTATGCGAACACAAGGATATTACACTGGTATTGGTAATCAAGACCTTTATGCAATGTTATCCAGAAGATTACCAAGTTCTCAAAGAGACTGGAGTGCAACTGCTGGAGATTTACTTTTAAATTCTATAGTTGCAATTTCAATGGACTATTTTGTCAGAGCTTTTACTCAAGCTGTTCCTATGGTTTACACACAAGTATCAGATACTGAGTGGGAGAAAAATCCTAAACATCCTATGCTTGCATTGTTAGCAAATCCTCAAATGAACATGACTCCAACAAGATTTTGGAGCAATGTTATTTTTGATTATAAGATTTATGGAAATGCATATATCCGCAAGTTGAGAGATAAAACTGGAGATGTTATAGGATTACAATTTCTTCCATCACAACAAATGAAGCCTTGGGGTGATGGTACAGATGCATTGACCAAGTGGATTTATGTTGTTGATGGTATTCAATTCGATGTTAAATTAGAAGATATTATTCATATTGCTTATGGACGTGACCCATTAGATTATCGTATTGGTAGAAGTCCATTAATGAGTGCTATTAGAGAGATTGCTACTGATAACCAAGCAAGTTCAACAGCATGGGGTTTAATGGCTAACTCTGGTTTACCTTCTATTATGGTAAGTCCTGATGTAAATAATGAAAATGTTGATGTTACTGATGATGACTTAAGAACTATGAAGCGTAGACTTGCTGATTCTTTTACTGGAGATCAGGCAGGTTCTATTGCTGTTATGAGTGGTCCATTTAAGGTTGAAAGAATATCATTTTCTCCAGCTGATATGGCTCTTGATGTTATTAGACATACTCCAGAAGAAAGAGTTACAAGTGCATTAGGTTTAAACTGTTTAGTACTTAACCTTTCAGCTGGTCTTGAAAACTCTACATATGCAAACTTGAAAGAAGCTGAACAAGGAGCTTGGAATCAAGGAGTTATTCCTCTTCTTAAATGTTTTGCAGAAGTTATAACACAATCTTTACTTCCTGAATATTCTGAAACTGTTGATGGTGATTATTTTGACTGGGATTTAGCTAAGATTACAGCCTTAATGGATGATACTGATGCAGTAGCTAAAAGAGCAGAGTTACTCTATGTAGCTGGCATTATTGACCGTTCTGATGCTAAAAGAATGATTGGTATGCAAAGTAATCCTTTAGATGAGCAAGTTTATCATCCTCTTGCTTCCACAGCTGTTATTCCTACACAAAGCATAAACAAATCAATCAAAGCTGTTGCTACTGAAACTATGAAAACAGAAGCAAGAAAAGGTTTAGCTTGGAGAGAAGAATTTAATCGTGGTGGAACTGATGTTGGAATAAATAGAGCTAAACAAATATCAGCTGGTGAATCATTATCAGAAGAAGACATTCTTGATATGTATAGTTTCTTCTCAAGACATGAAGTAGACAAGCAAGCTGAAGGCTTTAGACCAGGACAAAAAGGCTATCCTAGTAATGGTAGAATAGCTTGGTCATTGTGGTCTGGAGATGCTGGATATGCATGGTCTAAAAAAGAGAGAAATAAAATTATGGCTGGAAGAGAGAAAGAGTAATGGCTTTTAAGAAAAAAGAAGTAGTAGTTGATCCTAAAGAACAAGAGAGAAAAAAAGTTCTTGAGATTAGAGATTTTATGAAAAAAGTTACAGAAGATTCATATTCAGAATTGTCTATTAAGTATGATATGCCAGTTAAAGATATTGAGAAAATTCATAAAAGAGTAGTTTATAAATTTTTAGTATAATAAACTTGGTTACATTGATTCTTTCTCCTAAAAGACCAGCCTAAACAGCTGGTCTTTTTTTTGTCTCTTCAACCGCTAAATGTAACTGCTCTAAAGTCCAAACATTATAAATTATATGCATTCTTATCCTTAAACATTTTTAGACAAACATAAGACCAGGTAAACAAACCAGCCAATCCAAGATTTAAAATTATTTCACTCATAGGTGGTGTGGATAATGTTATTACATTTAATAAAGCTCCACCAGAAGTACAAGCTAATGATATTTTAATCCACCAGCGTATTCCAACGTTCATTTTAGCTACTGGATTGTTAATATCCTGCAACATTACCATAAATCCAGCAGAAGATAAAGCGATAAAAATGTTCGCAATAAGGTTAAGAATTGTCCACATCTTGAATCTCCTGTTTTTTCTTTAAGTTAAGTTTAGAGGTTGCCATTTCAACAGCTCTCAAACCTAATGTTCCAATTAAAAAACTCATACCTAACATCATTTTTGGATTAGCCATATGCATACTGTCTGCTATGATAGGTGTAAGATAATGAGCAGCTGCTGTACCAGCAACCACTGATATAATGTGAGAGAATATATTCTTATGACTTTCTTTGGAGGAGCCAATTAAGGCTCCAACAAATCCTGCAATAAGACTTTGTATTTCTTGGCTATTCATACTAATACACCTTGATGAAGCCACCTTGTGCACCAAGTGATGTCCAAGATCTTCTTTTTTGAAAAACACCACCACCGTTGGCATCTACTCCAGGTCCACCAGAAGTGTTGCCTTCTACAGTGAGCACACCAGTTTCCGTGCATGAAATTACTATGCCTATGTGGTAAATACGTTCTTTTTCTGCGGAATAAAAACAAACTGGATATCCTTTTTTAACTTTGCTTGGATCTTTTTTAGCTTCTTCTAATGATATCCATATATTGTGTTTTTTTGCAAATGCTTTCCAGTTTGGAGTATATCCATCTAATTTTAAAAATTCATCAGATAAATCTTCTTCAAGAAACCCAGCACTCTTGATAAACATATATTTGAGGAATGCTGCACACCAAGGATGTCCTTCTTCTAAACCTACAGAAGCAAGATATTTTTTAATCATTTCTCCATGATTATCCTTGCCTTCTGTTTCTACGATACCTATACTTTGAACAGCTAGGTCTGCTGCTTTAATTGCAATATCAGCTTTCATACAGTTCTCCTATAAAGATTACTGATTTATTATTCACTATAAATTTGCAGGTTGTAAAAACGTCGTGTATAATACATATGTTCCTTTAATCTAAACCTAACAAACAACAAAAAACCACAGATTCTGCCATCTGTGGTTTTTTTGTTTAAGAGAATGTTTCACCAAAGTCATCTGAACTTACAACAGTAATTCCATTTGTTGCGTGGTTGTATACAAGGAATACAATGTCATCATAACAATATGCAGCTATTCCTTCTGTAGTTACATTTCCAGTTACAACTATGCTTGCAGCTTGAACTATGCTTCCAGCAGGATCAATTCCTACTCTTTTTATAGAACCACCTGAGTCTGTAGTACGAAAGAAATAGTATTCAAATCCAAATCCATTAATTGCTAATGCTGGTTGTGTTCCAGTACCTAATGTTAATGCCAATGTGCTCTCTCCTGTCGTTATAGAGTTGCATATATATTTATTAATATCACCGCTTTGCATTTCAACTGCAAGGATTATGCTGTTCATTCCTGAGAAAGGTAACCATTTAACTGCTACATTTGATGCTAAGAAAATGTCAGTTGCTTGATATAAAAAAGTGCTGAAATTATAGGTATCTGTGTAGATAAAGTTTACGATATTGCTGTTGTCAACATAGCCTATCAAATGTTGGTAGAACCCAGATAAATCAGCTGATTTTATAAGGTTGGTAACTACTGGAGCTGTTGCATTATAATATGCACCTCTATTTCTTTTAGCTGTAACTATAGTAGTGCCAATACTTGCAGCTCCAAAAAATATATTATTAGGAGTTTCAGCTTGACCAAAAGGTAATGCTGTTTGATATCTTCCTCTTACATCAGTAACAGAAGATCCTCTAACACTTGGAGATAAATCTTGAAGAGTTACAGTTTGTCCAAGTTGTTGTAATTGCCATAAACCGTGTGCTGTTCCTCTTTGACAGTTAAAAGCATATAAATTGAGAGTTGTTTCACCAGGAGTTTCAAGACCAAATGGATCGAAATAGTCAGGAATAAAATCACAGTTCATTTCATCAAAAATTGTCTGTGCATATATATCATAATCATTAGCTTCTTCGCTTAAATCACGATCAAATCCAAATCTTTGAGTACCTGCAACATACTCCATTCCAAATCCCATTAGCCATGACATATAACCATCTTCATTTAAATATCCATCACGAAGATTTGCAGAAGAGTCATTAGGTGTTGAAGAATTACCTGTCCATCCAAGATGTACACGACCACCTTGATAACCTTCTAAATTAGTAATGTTATCAATAAAACCAGCAATAGTTTGAGGTACATATGTTGTTCCACCAGATGTTACTTGAAGAAGATCATATTCTTCATCATTTCTACCTGAAACATCTTGATGCCAATATCTTCTACCATAGTAATTAGTAGTTGCAGTTCCAGTGAAAACCTTAGTAAATCCCAAACCAGCATTTGAAATTGGAGCAATAAAATCTGCCTTTGCAACATTATCATCCCTATATAGTTTAAAAGAATTAACAGTAACAGCACCATCAAGTCTTACTTCTCCAACTTGTCCAATGCCATATAAATCCTCATTAATTAATCTTTGAGATGCCCAATCATAGTTACTATTAGGATTAGCTCTTGGATAAGGATTATCTTGATCACTTAAGTCATCTGTTGGAGATGAGTGCAAATTATAAGCATAACAAAGATCAACAAGATAATTAGAAGCAGTACTACTAATAGTGAGAGGTGCTTGTAATACATAAGTACCTGAGTTGCCATAAGAAATCCAACAAGTAGCAGCTGTAGCAGAACCTGTTGTTGAATTAGCATTAATTTCTAATAGTCTATATCCAGAAAAATTTGTACGATTAGGATCATTAAATGAATAAGTATTACCAGTGCCAGAAAGAACAGTATATTTACTATGATATAAAGATACACCATCAAACCACCATCCTCTAAATGGCATTCTTGTATTGTATTGATAGTCTCCGTTAGCTATTAACGTTGCTGAATCTATAGTATTTTTAAAATTACCAGCTGGAATATCGTCAAAGTTTACAGTGTCAGTAAGAGTGTTAACAAGTATTAACGATGAATTATAACTATATTTTTTAAATGTTTCAGATTCATCATAACTTCCAGAGAATGAGGTTGTTCTTGTTCCACCATCAAAGTTTAAAATATCAACATCTAATGAGTTTGGATAAGTATTGTTATATGCATTTACCCAACCTTTATTTTTAATATTTCTATCAAGAGTAATATCAGCATTAATTTCAGCACTTGTAGTAAGTTGATTACCAAAAACATTATCTTCTCCAGTAGTGAGAGCTTTTATGACAGTTGTTGCTTCTACAAATTGATTGCTTGTTCTAACGAAAGTATATCCATTATCTGGAATTTGTAATGAATTTAAAATTGGAAGTGAAATTATGGCTTGTTCTTGTCCACCTAAACTTCCCATACTTACTGCTTGTATGTTTCCAATAAAATTATAATCAGTAGTTTGAGCAGATGCTATAACTCCAGTAGCCGTTACTGTTTGACCATTTACAACAACAGTACAAGTTGCAGTACCACCTACTAAACTTCTTTCATATTGATTTAAAACAGTATATGGTGGATGCATATAAGCACCACCAGGCTGACTTTCTGTGATATCATAAAGAATCTCTGAATCGCAGGAGAAACTAAATGTTCCTGCAACAGCTATTTGATCAACTACAAATGGAGTATATAATGGGTCAAACGGACCGTAATTTGTTCCTGATTTTAACACTATTGTCTGTGTTGTGGAAACTCCGTGACCATTATCTACGACAACTACTGCATTAATACTCCAACTCCAAGCCAAACCGAATGGAGGAGGTGTAGGAAAAGAACCAGTAGTAACAAGTTGAGTGGTAATACTTGCAGAGCACCCAAAGTGACCGCCAATCGTGAAATCAGCATATCTTTCAAATTCATAATATCCTGGTGGTATAGCAAAAGATTGATCAGTAAGTTTGGCATAAACATCATATGCAATTAAAGCTGACTGATTACTAACTCTTGTAAGATCTCTGTATGTTGGCATTATGTTGTGTCATAAACTCTTACTGAGAATGAATACTCTGCTGTATTTCCAGATTCATTCTGAATTGTTGCAACTATATTTTCAAATATCTGATTAGCTTGACCACCAGAAGGTGTCCATGAAACTACACCAGTAGATGAATTGATTGTCATACCTGCTGGTTGATTAGCTAATGACCAAGAGAATCCAAGTTCTTCATAAGGTGTATCTACTGCAAATAATTGTAATGGTAATGCAGTTCCTTGAGTAACAATAATTTGATTTACAGAAGGAATATTGTTGAATACGAAAGATATAAATGGAGTTGTTGCAGCTGGAACTGTAACTTTTTTAGCTCTATAAGTTGCAGTACGAACATTTATATCATATTCAGATGGATTTAGTTTTTCTCTATTACTTGCACATGACCAATCAATGATTTGGAAATCATCATAAGTTAAGTCAAGATAATAAACTCTTACTACATCACCAATATCAATGTAATTATATTGGTCAACAAAGTAAGTTGATTTGTTATATCCACCAGTAAATGTAATTGATGCATCAAACAAAAGATTTAATTCTGTTTGTGATACAATCTCAGCTACTATTCCAATATAATCTCCATTAATACTGGAATATATTATATCTCCAACAACTAATTCATCTTGAAATAGTGTTCCACCACCATTAATTACATTAGAGTTCTCAGTAACAGAAACACTACCGACCAATGTTCCCTCATTATCAGCTGTAGCTCTGGTATTACCATCAAAATAAGTGAGAAGATCAGAATCAAACTCAATTATTTCTCTTCCAGTAGCAATTCTATTATAAAATTGAGTTGCAGCTTGATTTACATCTGTAGCAGTGTTTAATCTTTCATTGATAAATACAAATGGATAAACATCACCTAACCAGTTATCTGCTCTTTGGTTTGGAGGAGTTGATGGGTTTTGAGAAGATATGTTATCGATAATCTTTTCAATTCTATTTCCATTAGTTTTATCAAGACCAACAATCATGATTCTATTAGCTTCTGGTGCTTCATATACTTTTCTTAAGCTTCTGATAGTACGTTTATAGCTTTGCATGACTGGAATATTTCCAACAGTATCAGCTTCAACATCATTAAGATAAAGATCAAGTTTCTTAGCATCAGGAGATATCAAATCTATATCTTTAAACTTAAATTGAGTAAAGTTATCAAATCCTGATTGATCTATTTGTTGGAATTGCCAATCTCCACGAGCATAGAATGTAAAGTTTTGAGCATAATCATTTCTAATTTGCTCTATAAATCCACCAGCTGTATCTCCAAGATTTAATACAAAATTATATTGTCCTTGTGAGTTATTTCTGTTGATAGGAATCTGATAAGTTAAGATAGAATCATCTATAACTATAGTCTCCTTGTTAGGATCATTTATAGCTTCTCCACCAAGATAAATAGCATTTAAAATGATGTCATTTAATGGCTTATTATCGTAATTTGGTGCTACAGCAGCATAAGACAAGTTTAGTCTCTGTTTCTTGTCTATAGCAGTAAAATCAAGCACAGAATACTTATCGTAATTTTCACCTTGTATGAATGTAATATTTGGAGAAGACAAATATCCCTCAAATATTTTTATAGGTGAAAAGTTAGGATTTAAAGAACAAGTTTGATTGTATTCTATAGTTGGTATTTTATTTTGGAATAAATTTAAAATAGTATCGCTTGGAACACCAGTTACAATTCCAGCAAAAGTACCATCAGCTTTATAAATAGATTCACCAGCTTGAACTTCACTTAAGAAAGAAGTACCAACACCTGTAACAACTGTAGTAGTATCAAATGTCAATTGACCTGTAAGATTAATTTGCCTTGGTTGTAATTCGACTTTGATAGGTCTATTAGAAATGATATCTGGTTTTACTACTCCAAGATCTTCAAGTAATTGTTTTCTTGCAGATAAAGATAAAGATAAATCACCATTCTCATTTCTGGTAATTGAGAATGATTCTAATTTACTTGTTATATCTACTGAACTATTTGTAGTTTTTAAGTTTTCTGTGTAATATTGTTGATCATAAGAGTAGAACATAAATCCTTGATCTTGAATTGATGCACCAGTAGAAGATTGTGACATATGAATTACAAATTCTTTTCTGTCACCATCAAAAGAAGGAAATTCTTTATTCACAGATTCAATAGAACCTGTTAATGTCAAATCTCCAATAGGATAAGTAGAACCTACACTTCCAAAAATCTCACCTTGTAAATTAGAATCATTAAATACATATGGATTTAAGTTTTTATAGACAGTAACTCCACTGCCAGAAAAATATGGTGGATTTTTAAGATAAATACTTGTATCGGTATTTACTGTTGATGCAATACCTATCAATGCACCACTATTGTTATATAAATAATCTCCTGCTTCAACTTCAGTAAGATAATCAGATCCAGAACCAATTACTTCTGTAGATCCAATTGCAAATGCTGAAAAACCTAAAAATTTAGGACGAGATATATATGATGTTCCAGTAGCAGAAGTAAATAAGTTGGGTTGATATAAAGATAATCCAGTATCAGAAGCAATACTGGTAACTATTCCAACAATCATACTATCTCGTAAAGTATCATTGTCTATAGTTTGAATTATGCTACCAACACTCACTTCTGAATTAAATAAAGTACCTGTGCCTGTAACTCCACTATCATTTTTATTAAATTGAATAGTTCCAGAATTGGCAATAGGTGTTGCAGGTGGAGCAGTAGGAGTGTAAGTAGTTCTTGAATATGCATCCCAATTAGCTAAAAAGTTTAAGTTTGCTAACTGCCAAGAAAGTTTTCCAGATTGACTTTTTAAAGTAAACTTTGAAGTTGGAAGGATTATAGGAACAATTGATTTATTGCCTGAATTATAGTAAAAAGTCATATCTCCTGGTGGATCAGGAACATTTATATCATCAAATGAATGAGAAAAGTTTAATCCAAAAGAAGTTAGAACAAGTAATTCTTTACCACGACAAGGAATTATATAAACATCATTAAATACATCATTTGGATTTACAATGGTAGATATAGGTCTTTCTTGAGAATAATTTGACTCAGTTCTACTATATCTTTGTATTCTTTTCCATACACTTGTAGTATATTCTCCAGCATAATCTAAATTAGCAAAGTTTAATAATTGTAAAGAAAAATCATTTGAAATTGTATCAATTACACCTATACTAAAACCAGTTCCAGTATATATAGTTTGACCTGGAAAAACTTCTGTATTAAATAAAGTTTGAACTCCAGTAACTGTTTTACTGAGTGTACTACTTATCAATGTTCCTCGATTAGCAACATATCCTCGGTAAACATCACAAGAACCATCAGTGTTGAAATCTAATCTTGTATTTGTATTTACATTGGTTCCATTAGGATCTTCCCAAAATAAACTTACAACTATTCCAGTTCCTAAACTTTGTTTTTGTAATATTTTATATGAGAAGAATAAAGGTTGATTTCTTTGAACTTCATTAGTTAAGGTAATTTTCTGCTGTATTTGAGCAGTTACACCAGTTGCAGCATAAGCATAGTAATCTTCATTTGCATAAAATCCACCTTGCTTAAATGTTCCAGGATATTGAAATGTAAAATCAGATATTGGAAGACGTGCATAAGGTCCTGAAAATTGGTATTTCCATTCATTTGTCATAGGCAATGGAGTACCAAAGACAGATAATGTAACTGGATCAATTATGCAGTTATTTAATGATGCAGAAGATATTTGAGTACCATCAGTGGCAAATACAAATGGATTGTTACTATTTTGCCTTTCTTGACTGTAATCTACATAGACTTTTAAATCAAGTTCTTCATATCCTGATGGCATTATGATCTCCTAAAACTAAAGTT